CGATGTTTCAGACATTACTACGTGGGACGCCGATGGATACTATGATTTTGGGTCTGAAGTAACGGGCCTCAAGAAGATTGGGACGATGCTGGCAGTCCACACCAAGGATACTATCTTTGGCCTAAAGCCTACAGGAAATGCTGTTTTACCATTTAACAGGACGCCACTTACAAATGCAGGGACCGTATCTAACAGATCTCTTGTTACGGTAAGAGTTCCCGGTAGTGGCGAGATACAGCTATACATCAGGAAGGACGGCATCTACGCTTTCAATGGCGTAGACAGTATTAAAATCTCAGGACGCCTGGATGGAGATCGGTATTGGGATAGCATCAATACCTCGCGCTTGAGTAAAAGCTTTGCCATTGCATACGAACAAAAAAACGAAGTCTGGTTTTACGTGCCGTATGGTACGACACAGACGACAATGAATCATATCATCGTCTATGACTACTTGCGAGGAATATTCTACCCTCCGTGGGATGCGGGACTCAATAGTTCCATTACCTCTGCTGGTCTTGTAGACAATGTTCCTGTGTCAGGAGATGAGGCCGATGGCTTTCTCTATAAGCATGAAGACGGCCTCAACGACACAGACGGCACTACAGTCAAAGCAATAAACTCTTATTTCAAGACAGCCGCATCCCCTGCTATGGGGCAAGACGTTATGCTACGGTGGCTGTTTGTAAGAAACAGCTTTGATATTCTTGGCAACTATGAAGTCAGCATCACCTATTCATCGCCGGGAATTGTAGGAGTAACAACGACGTTTAATCAGGGCGGCGGGTTCGATGCGATAGGCTCTTTTGTCATTGGAGAATCGTCTATTGCCCCCGATGATCTTGTCGCTATTGAGGATACTGATCTAACAGGATACGATCCCGTTGTTCAGTTGCAGTACCAGAATGCTAATGCCAGCGAAGAGATTAGCGTTCGCCGTGCTACAGCAGTCTACAAGCCCATTGGACGTATGAGAAAACCACAAGCCGGGGTTACTTAAAGGCTCATTATGAACGGTGTTGATAGAACAAAATTTAATCGAGCAGCTGCCGCTCCCTATAAAGGGCGAAAAGTTCAATGGCACGGCCAGCCAGGGAGTTTTAGGGATGATGCCCAAGGAAACCTTGTTTGGACGCCTGATAGCGGTGCCGATCTTGGCTCAAATGGTATAGAGGATATTACCAATAAGCTCGTCGAAACTGGCCAAGCTGGAGGGATGCAGTATCAGTATGACCCCGCAACCGGAGGAGTAACACATACGGGAGGAGTAGCATCAATGGCCCCTCCTCCCCCTCCGCCATCTCCTGGGGCGGTACAAGAACCTTCAGGCCCTGGACAGCAAGGCCAGCCTCCTGGTCCCTCTTTCCCTAGCGAAGAGGCTAAAAGTCAAAGTGCGATGTTTAGTGCGGCATTTGGTTCTAGTCAGGGCGATCCAAATTTTAATGTCAACTTTGATTACAATCAAGACGGCATCATAAACTTTGATGACCAGTTACAATTCGGGCAGAGCTTTGCCCCTCCTCCCCCAGTAGACCCTATAGATCAACAAATTAATTCTAATATTGAGTCGATGATATCTACTCTGGGTGACCAGAGAACTAGGTATGGGCAAGCTCCTTCAGAACAATATTATCAGCAACATTTAGATGGATACAAAACATACCTTCAGGGCCTTAGTGATGATCAGCGCAATAAAGCTTTTGCTGCGCCACACAAGTCATACAGGGACTATGTAATAGACCAGCTTGATGCCACGCCAGAGTTAGGAAATATTCTGCGAGGCAAGTGGACAGGTGAAAATGTAAATGCCGTTGCTCAATCAATAGCATCTGGTCAAGGCATTCTTAATCTTGAATACTTGGATTCTATCCCTGAAGAACTTCTTTCTCGCAACAACAAAGAGCATATTAAGGGCGTTGTTAATACCATCCTTAATCCTCCTTTAGCCAAACCCGTTCCACCTCCCCTTGCCGCTGGTGATCCGCCAGGAGAAGTAACAGATCAAGAAGTTGGCGAGGGAGATGTTGGTTTAACCCAAGATCCCTTTAGAGAGGTTATTGGATCAATAGCCACCCAGATGGGGTTTGAAGACTATGACCCCGCAACGGGAGAGCCGTACCTGCGAACTGCGTTAGCAGATCAAGGGTATACCCCTGAACAAGTAGAACGCATCATTCAAGAGGCCAGAAAAGAAGCAACAGAAGGGATAGCGGCTGGTGATACCACCTTTAACCAAATGCAGTCTGGCACATTTGATGAAGACGCTACTCGCGCACAGCTTCTCCAAGAGGGGTACACTCCCAATGAAGTGTCTGCTTTAATTGCTAATGCAACAACTCGCCTTGAGGAAGCTGAGTATGGGGTTCTTCAAGACGAGTTTTCTGAGTGGCTAAGTACGCAACTTCCGCTTCTTGCTCAATCAGGAGATGGGGATACTTATACAAAAACGTTGATGCAGTGGAAGAATCGCGGCCTTAACGAAGAAGATATTCAGGCAGCACAGCAAGCTTGGTCGCAGCAGGGGGGTGACAGCAATTGGCAAGCACGGCAAGGCCCAGGAGTAGACGAAGGTATTCCTTCAGGATGGGTAGATGCTGATAACGATGGCTTTGATGACAATACAGATTTAGACATCGACGGCACCCCAAGGGTATTTACCCAAGAAGGCCCAGAGCAATTTGCAGAAACTGCTACAAAGCCAGTGATGCCAGATACGGACGATACAATTAATGATATTGTCACGTATCTAAGAGACGCCTCGGAGACACAAGACGGCATCGACAACATTGCCGCTGATGATTTAAATCAGTTGTCAACTGAGGCTGAACGGGCACAAGAGCAGCTACTGGAAGACCTGAATAGACTTGGCCTTGTCGGGTTGGAGTCTGGAGATGCACAGGCTGCGATCGGTGAATTCAAAGGCAAGGTTCTAGCAGAGCAATCCAGAATACGTAGAGAGTCTGATGAGAGAATAAGAGACAACATCGACAAGCTCATTAATGTTGCAGGGCTTGAAATTTCAAAATCTGAATCTGAATTCAAAATAAAACAGCTTGAGCAAAGCATCAAATCTGCTGACCAAAGAGCACTCTTCCAGGGCGTCATGAATATGCTTGGTCCTGACGGATTTAATCTTGTCGGTGGTCTTTTTGGTGGCGATGGACAGCCAGGGGCAGGCGCGGGGCCGGGAACAGGAACACCATCGTGGGGTCAGGATATTTATAACGTTCCCCAAACACTCCGTAATATTCCGGGTCTTAAAGACGCAGATTTCTCAAACGTTTACAATGACGACGGCACTGTTGTCGAGGGCATGTTCCAGTACAAAAATGCCGCTGGCGACATCGTACAAATACCCAAAGACTTTAATATTGGAACCGACCCAGGAGCAATTCAATTAAGGGCACAAGGGTTTACCGATAAAGAAATTCTTGACCAGATGGCAGCAACAAAACCGCCGAAGTGGTTTGACCCATCAAAGATGAAACAGGCTGCTGGATTCTTGGCGGCGGGAGAAGTTGCTGGAGAAGTCCTTCCCGGTGCTCTTGGCTCTATTGCAAAAGGTGCTTCTCAGGGAGCCGCAATAGGATCTGTTGTTCCTGTTATTGGAACTGGAATAGGTGCTGCAATAGGCGCGGGTATTTCGGGTATATCAGCGGCTCTTGGTATAGGAATGAGCGGACATAACGACCGCCAAATTGAGTCTTCTTGGCATCCAGCTATATTAGATGTGTTGTTCCAAAAAGGTTTTACGCCTAGAGACAAGGTCAGTAAGCCAATTCTTGATGAGATAGCGCAGCGACTAAATATCCCCTATGAAGGCAAAAACTCTTTAGCCTTTAGACGGTCTTCGCATTACAGGGGGGCGGATGTAGAAAAACAAGACAAGCTGTGGGCAAAGCAATATGAAGAGGGCAAAATTTCTCGCGAAGAATTTATTACGATGTCGTTGGCATCAAGCGTAGGTAACAGCGGTATCGATCTCAATAAATGGGGAAGATCCAGAAGGGCTTAATACTATGCCACTAGATTTATCTACTCTTGCAAACCTAGGAAGAACGGCGTCGTACGGCGTTCAGCAATATGCTCAGGCGCGTGAGGAAAATTCCGAAAGGGAACTTGCCAAAGACCTTATGAGGGCTTCGGTTACCGCAGACTATGGTGACATAATGAACAAGCTCAATAAAGGTTACTATCGTAATGCTCGGCCAGAACTTTTAAGTCGAACGTCTCAGGAGATTGGTCGAGGTCTGCGTCTAAAGCGGGAGGAAGAGTATACAAAACTTCGGGATGCAGAAACGGATATTGCTACGCTAGTGGCAACTATGACCGGACCTGAATACGATCTGCTTACGCCAGAACAAAAGTATCAACGGGCTGAAAGAAGGGTCATGTCCAGACCTGCATACCGTGGGCTTGATTCTAGTATTACGGCAGCGGGAGGTGCTACTCCGGGTGGCGTTGCTCCGGGCAGATCGGCTATTACTGGACGCCAAGGGATACAACAGGCAATCGCCAGGATTGCAGAGCTTCCTGACAGAGAAGAACGTGTAGAAAAAAGTAGAGAGTTGATGACGCAACTGAGGCAGCTTGAGCAGTCAGGTGTGATTTCTACCGCTGAATACAATAATCAAATAGCCTTAGTAGAAGATGCTGTAGATCAGGGTCTTAAGGCGGGAAGGAATATTCAAACTGGTGCAGCAGTTTTGGGTGGTGGAGTTGCAGGTGGAGCTTCAGGCGCAGGTATCGTAAAAGGAATTGCTTCAGTATTAGGTAAGGTTCCTAATCCCTATGTAAGGGGGGGTGCGAAAGCGGCAGGTGCGTTGGCAGGGGGGTTGCTTGGAATTGGGGGACTTCCAGATTTGAATTTAGAATACTTAAGTAATGTTAAGCGTGGAATTTTAGGGCAAGGGCCTAGATAGGGGATAATATGCCAGCACCATTAGCACTTTTAGCGGGTGCAGGAAAACTCGCTGCAAAAACAGGTTTATGGTATGGAGCAAGTGAATTGCTCGATCACTTTACTTCCACCGAAACGGGCCAGCAAGAAGCAAGAAGGCAGGCCAAAGAAATAACAGAAGCTATACAAGACCCTGAAACTTCAGATGAAGAAAAAAGTATTTTAGGTTCTGCTCTTTCTTCTATAGAAGAAACATTTGGGCCAGAGCTTTTTGGTGCTCTTGGTTTGGCAACTGTTGTTGCTCCAGCCAGAAAGTTTATGGCTCCAGAAAAAGGTCCAGCAACTATTGGTGGCCCCCCCGCAACGCGAAGAGCCGTTGCTACGCGAAGAGCCGTTGCTAAACGTGGGTCTACTCTTCCTAAATCTGCTGTTCATACCGGCCCTGTTATGGGCGGCGAAACAAAAGCAGTTGGCCCTCGTTTTCGTAGGCCTTTTGTGCCTGTAGGTGGTGCTTCGTTGGCAGCGGGTTCACCTAAAGCTTTGCCGGGAGCGGTTAAAAAATTGCTCCCGACTCTTTCTAAAAAACCAGGGTGGATGGGCCTTGCGGCGGGGCTTTTAAGTATGGCAATACCTACGCTATTTAATGCTTATGAAAATACTTTTGGAGAGCCGCCTCCAGAAGAGCCAGATGAAACGCCTACAACGCCTGAAGAGCCTTCGGCTCCTGAAGAGCCTCAACCTGGACTTCAGCTTCCCATGCCGGGACAAGAAGAAGAATCAGAAGACGAGGGAACGCCAAGATCAAGGCGGCGTCCTAGACTAGTTCCTGTCCCTGGAAGAGGTCCAAGTTTTAGAAAAAGAAGTATTTTCGGTCCAAGAGGCGAAGAGGCAGATCCTGAATCGGCACAGCGTCCTGAACTTCCAATGACGGGAGTTCCCGAAGATCAGCCTGAAGCTATTCCTGATATGATGCCAGAAGATCCGCAGTTGGATCAAATTATGCCTGAACTGGCTAATCAGTTTGCTCCAGCAAGAAGGGATAAAACAGATGTAGTAACGGATCAGCGGATAGGAGATCCTAGTGGTCTTGATTTTGTCCGTCCTAAGCCTACAACTCCCGAACAGCGTCCTGAACTTCCAATGACCGGAGTTCCTGGAGAGCAACCTGAAGCTATTCCTGATATGACGCCGACAGATCAGGACATTGAAGGGCTGTTTGATGGTCAGGGAATGCCAGAGAGGTTTCAAGACGACCCGTCGAAAGACGCTGTTTCTGCGGCATTCTTGAGAGAAAGAGCCAAAGCGTTTGGTGATGCCCGTGGACAGATAGAGGGAGCACCGCCAACCTATGAAGAGCCAGAGGGAGTTGACTTTATTGACACTCCTGAAGGTCAGGCATTGTTGCAAAATCGTATGACGCCGATGTCTCCAGAAGAGCAGGCACCCCCCGGAGGTATCGATCCGCTTACTCAAGGCGTAGCAAGAATACCAGTTTCGCCGACTCCTAGTGATAGAGATGGTGATGGGGCTGCGGATCGTCTTTATGAAATTCCTGGTATGACGCCTAGGGTTCCTCCCGCAGGCCGTGAACAAGATGATATGCTTGCCCAAATAGCAGGGTTGCGTCCAGAAGATATGGGTCCATTAGAAGATGAACCTATTAAACCTCCCCACATGAAAGATGAAGAGTGGGAAGGACTTTCTGATGACGAAAAACGTAGAATTGTACAGTATGAAAATGCGCGAGCACGCTCAATGCAGGGCAATGCCAGCTTTTCAAACACTTTTGGAGCTAGTACTCAGTAATGGCTAACGGCTTTGGCAGCGGCTTTGCTGGTGGACCCAAACGTCAATCTAGGTCTACCAGTATAGGTGACTTACCCCGCATCCCCGGTCTGTCTAGATATCAGATCGCAAGCATGAAGGGTGGCATCACAGAAGCCGAAAGCGTCCGCAAGGCTCTCCGTAAGCTTGGGCAAGAAGACCTGATGGATGAAGAGCTTAATCCAGAAGAAGGTTTTCTGACCAAGACGTTCGATCTCTTGGGCCGCCCCGGAAGGGCGGCTTTAGGCTATACGTATGAGATTTATCGTGGATCAGGAGATCCTGCTCAAGCATTGTCGGAAGCTGCCAAGCAGTTTGTTCAAAGCGAAGACAGGAAATACAAAGGCTTAAAAAGCGGTAGCCAACTATTAACAGAGAGGCTCGGCGACGAAGCAACCTGGGGCCAGGCTATTGCAGGCTTTGCTTTGGATGTAGCTATAGATCCACTTAGTTACCTGCCTATTGGTGGATGGGCAGCCAAAGCTGGACTTATAACTAGCAAAACAGTAGCTCCCCGAATTGCTGCCGCTGCGATGCGAGAAGACTCTCGACTAGGAGGCATTGCAAGGGCTGGCATCGGCCTTAAAGATACCTTGGGCACTGCTCTTTCTCCGGGCTATAAAATAAGGCAGGCAGCGTTCAGGCCTCAAGGTGTGCAACGGTTCAGTGATTTAAGCTTGCTGCGCCGTGACCGTTTTTCTGATGATATGTTCGGTGGGGATTTTGGTATAACTGAAAGAGGGATAAAAGAAGGTTATACCGATCAGGTTGCTAGGGCATTTAAAAAAGCAACAGAAGAAGAAGATGCTTTTGGGTTAGCGATACAGGAACTTACGTCTGGCCTTACTGAAAACGAGCTTCGTCTTATTGCCCTTCACGCAGGCAAAGGCAGGGCTGAGTTAGACCGCTTACTGCGTGACGACTATTTTGTTAAGGCTTTAGACCAGACGGTAGCTACTGGAATAAAAGATCCAACTAGACGCCAAGAGGTTATCCGTAAAGCAACGGAAGTGTTGGATTTCTTCGACGAAGATATTGCTAAAACAGATTTAGAATGGGGGCTTCTAGATGAAGCTCAGTTTAAGAAGTTTTCAAAAAGCCAGGGTGGCCTAGGCTATATTCCCTTACGCACTACGGCTGGGCAGAAATTAACCAGAAAAGGTGTGCCGAAGAAATCTATCTACGAAACAAAGCAGCCTTTCCAGTATGAGCGAAATTACAACACAGTGGAAGATGCGCTGAATGCGGGACTGCCTGATATAGAACTTGATATTAAAAAGCTGATGACAATGAGGTCGAACGAGTCAGTAAAGGCTCGGACATCGCGACGACTTATTGAGGCTGTTTTCAAAAGTGACGTTGCCATTGACCTTGCTTCTGTTGCAGGAGAAAATAATCGGTGGGCGCACGTTTTCCCCTTGATTAAAAAGTGGAAGAAGACGGGTGGCGATCCTCCCGAAGCACTCCAAAGAGTTTTTGAAAAGGGCTACGATTTCAGGGAACTCAACAAGGGCAAGGGGGATTGGTATATGCTTCCCTCTGCCATTGTAGAAGACCTTGAAAAAGGTCAGCGGCTGTTTTCAAATAACGAAAGCTTCGACAAGCTGTTTACTACGATAAGGGATTGGCAGGGACTGTGGAAAGGCGGGGCATTGTTTAGCCTTGGATACCACATGCGGAATATGTGGTCTAATGGTTTTAACAATGCTGTAGGTGGCGTCTACGGAGGATATGCAAGGGCCGCAGAAATCCAACGGTCTGTTGGGGAAATATCTGCGGAGTTTGCCAGTGGTATGCCAAGAAGGTTTCGGGATATTAAAAATATCTCAGATAAACAACTTAGAGAGAATCATAAACTTTATGCTGAAATGCGGGGGCTAGGTGTTGTAGGCCGTGGCGTAATCGGCGTCGAGTTGGGGCGTGACATTCAACGGTATAGTATCCCTGGTCGCATTCTGTCTACTCGCGTGATGGCAGCAAACAGGCAGATGGGGCAGATCATGGAAAACAATGCAAGGATCGCCCATTACGTAACAAAGAAAGAACAGACTCTGGCAAAGATAGAAAAGGATGACATCCTTAAAAACTTGTCAGACACCGAAAAAGAAGCACACGCAATGCAAGAGGCTGCTGCCAGCGTCAAAAAGTATCTGTTCGACTATGAAGACTTGACACCTTTTGAGCGGGATATTTTGAAGAGCGTTATCCCTTTCTACACTTGGATGAGGAAGAACATACCTCTTCAGATTGAGTCTATGTTTACCAAGCCGCTGTATAAAGACAGGGGCTTGTGGTATATGCAGATCCCCAAGATTAAAAATAACCTTGAGCAGATATCTCAGGAATTTGAAGGTGTTTACGAGCCTGACTACTATGAAGAAATGTTTGCTACCCGTCTTCCCATAAAGAAGAAAGGCAAGGCAACATACTTAAACCCCAACCTACCGTTCCAGGATTTAAATAGAATGGGGTGGGATGATTTTGTTGGTAGCCTTACCCCTGCTATCAAGCTTCCTATGGAACTGACAGGTAAGCGGCCATATTCTTATTTCTTAGGTCGCGAAATCGAACGGTTCCCTGGAGAGAGGGACGAGGTAACGTCATTAACAAAGCGGATGCGATATGCTTTGGATACGTTAGCTCCGCCTGCTGCCAGAGTTTTGCGTGGCATGGAAAGGTTTAAGAAAGGCGAGGAACAATTTAAAGACTTCTTGACCTCTGAAGTTACAGGCATTAAGCCCATGACTCTAGATGTAGAAGGTCGTAAACGTGCTCGTATTTATGCAGAGCGCGATGCTGCACGTACAGCCAAAGCCAAACTGCGTCAACAACTAGGAGAGCGGTAGCATGGGAACAATCACACTGCCATACACTTTCATTGCTGGTCAGACGCCGACAGCAACAAACTGGAATGCTAACCCAACGACTATTGCCACGTTGGTAAACGGCCAGATTGACAAGGCTAATGTAGACTCATCTAGCAGTGACGGCATTGTCACCATGGATGAGACACAGACAATTAGCGGTGCCAAGACTTTCTCTGGTGCGATGATAAATACTGGCGGTGTTACGATTAAGGATACAGATAACGCCGCCGGGAGCATACAGACGAACCTGACGCTAGAGTGGGACCCTGGCGATGGTGCCCAGATGACCGACAACTCGTCTGGTGTAGGCATAGACTTCAAGATGCCCGATGCGTCAGACAACCAGACGGTGTTTGCCTCTCTTGATGTGCTATGTCTTGATGACTCTGCCAGTTCTGAAGATGGTGAGTTCAGTTTCAAGACTGTGGTAAATGCGTCTGAAGCAGAGGTGCTAACTCTGTCAGGGGCTGCTGCTACGTTTACAATTCCAGTGACAGTTGGCGTCGATGACACCGGACACGATGTGAAGTTCTTCGGTGCGACTAGTGGCAAGTATATGCTGTGGGACGAAGATGCGGATTCGCTTTTGGTTAGTGGCGACATCGACATGGTGGCAAACGGTAACCGCATCGATCTCGACACAGACAACGATACGAGCATCAGGGCCAGCGCAGATGACACCATTTCCATCGAAGTGGCGGGGGCCGATGACTTCACGATCACGGCCAATAGCCTGAACGTGCTGACCGGATCGGTCATAGACCTTGCCGACAATGCTCCTGTACAATTCGGTGACGCAGACGATGCTTCAATCAAGTGGGATGCTACAGACCTTGCGATTGCCGCTGGTTCTGCTGATGTAAAAATCACGGCAAGCAATGTCATACCAGCGACAAATGACGGGTCTGCTCTTGGGGTTTCTGGAACTGCGTGGTCTGACCTGTTTCTCGCGTCTGGTAGTGTTGTTGATTTCCACGCTGGAGACGTAACGCTCACGCACTCATCGAATACCCTGACAGTTGCTGGCGGGACATTGGCAACCGCCGCCCTTACTGCGGCGGGAACGGTCACAGTTGGCGTTGATGACACCGGATATGATGTCCAATTTTTCGGTGCCGCTGCGGGTGCATTTTCCCTGTGGGATGAGGATCAGAATCGTCTAGAGATTCGGGGTGCTACAGCCGCAGGGGCGGGAACATTACGGCTGTCTACGGGAGAACTCACGGTTGTAGATGGCGACAAGCTCGGCCAGATCGATTTTGTTGCTCCCGTCGAAGAGTCGGGAACCGATGCCATATTGGTTGGCGCAAGCATTTACGCAGAAGCCGATGATACGTTCGCCGCCGATAACAATTCGACAGACCTGGTTTTTGCGACCGGTGCTAGTGAAGCCGCAAGTGCACGAATGCGTATCGACAGTGATGGGGCAGTCACGAAACCCTCCAACCCCGCTTTTTTAGCTCGGAACAGTTCCACGGACAGCAATGTCACCGGCAACGGGACAGAGGCCACCATAGACTTTGACACCGAAGTTTTCGACCAAGGCGGCGACTTCGCTAGTGATACGTTTACTGCTCCTGTTACGGGACGCTATCAGTTGAACGTGTCCTGTGAGGTGTCGGGCGTAACGTCTAGCCATACTATTGGACAGCTGCAAATCAAAACGAGCAACAGAACTATCATGGCAGACCAGAATGACACGTTTCAATCGGCCGGCGCAAACGGTCAGTGCATGTATCATGGTTCCTTCCTCGCAGATATGGACGCTGGCGACACCGTGACCTGCACGATGACCGTCCACAACGGTAGTCAGGTAGTCGATATTGCGGCGAATAATACTCATTTCAGCGGATTTTTAGCATCGTAAGGGATGGCACAATGGCCAGAGCATTAACTGATCGGGAACGGGCAGTTTTAGGACACGTCGTCGTGGACGTGGATGCGTGGTGGAATCACGTCTCCGACGCCGAAAAAATAGACGAGGAGTCGGCTATCGACGCGAAGGTAAAGCGGTGGCAAGCATCCTATGATGCGGCTGTAGACGCGGGAGGCTATCAGGTACGGGCTGATCGCACGAAAGAGGAGCCAGCACAGTTATGACGCTAAAATCGATGACATCCAGCAGAGACGAGATCACAGCTAAAATCGATGACATCCAGGCGGCCCTTAACCAAGTGAGCCAGCAGTTGCTGAGTCAATCGCCACAGGCACAGAATCTGATCGGCCAGCTACAGGCATATAACCAAATGCTTTCAGAGCCAGAGACCAAGCCCGTTGGCAAAAAGTAAGTTCTACTATGGATGCACGGTTCGCCGCGTAATAGATGGAGACACCATCGACGTAGATGCGGACCTGGGTTTCGATGTAAGCATCAAGCTACGCCTGAGGTTTGCTGGCATCAATACGCCAGAGAGTAGGACTCGCAACCTAGAGGAGAAGGCTTTAGGCAAAGCCGCCACAGCCTTTCTCAAAGAGACGCTAGAATCAGCAGATGCTGTAGAGTTTGAGAGTCATGAACGTGGCAAATTCGGTCGCGTATTGGCTACGCCGTTTGTTACTAAAGGCGGTAAGCGCACAGATGTATGCAAACTCATGATCCGTGAGGGCCATGCTCGACCCTATGATGGTGGAAAGCGTGAACCCTGGATAAAGGAGACGTAATGGCACTAGAAAATGCAGTTGAGACGATCATCCAGTTCACCCTTATTAGCTCAGTTGTGACGTTCGCCATTGAGAACGTGAAGGGTGCTCTGGAAAACGATGGCTGGTATGACGAGATGATGCTGGGCATTGGCGTGGGCATCTGCGTCGTGTTCGACGTGACGCTGATCGAAGCCATCAGCGGGAACCTGTCCTCGTTTTCCGTAGGGCCGTGGGTAGACTACGTGATCGGTGGATCGGCAATGGCTGGTGGTGGAGCCAAGCTCCTGAAGCGCATCAACCGTGACGTGGCGAAGGTCAAGAAAGCGGCGGCGTGAGCGTCATGCCTGAAAGGGACCATGGCGTGATAACGCGCCATGAGGTCTACCATGCCGTGCAAAAACTGGTGAAAGACAAATGGCCTGACAGGGATGTCGAGACCATCGTTCTGCCGGGAATGGACCGCAGTGACTCTAAGCCGGGATACGTGCTCTTCAAATGATTGGACTAGCCAGCTTAGTAGGCCCCATCGTCAACAAATTTGTTGACCGTATCCCTAATGGGAACGAGAGGGCACGGGCCAAGGAAGCCCTGGAGAAGGAGTTGGTCGATGCGGCTAACTCTGTGATGCTGGCCCAGACGGAGATCAACGCCGCAGAGGCACAGCACAAATCCATTTTCGTTGCTGGCTGGCGACCGTTTATCGGGTGGGTATGTGGGGTTGGTATTGCGTGGTCGATGGTCGTTCAGCCTGTAGCCCAGTGGGCTATGATTGCGTGGGGTGACGGGACAGAGTTGCCGACTATAGACACCTCGTATCTGATGGAACTCGTTACGGCCATGCTTGGCATGAGTGGGCTGAGAACATTTGAGAAGATGCGCGGTGTAGCGAGGCGCAAGTGAAGTGCATACGGAACACAGAAACTGGCAAGATCGAACGGGTCAATGACGTGAAGGCCATGCGGCTGGTCATAGGTGGCCCATGGACCTACGAGAAAAAGAGCGCGTGGAAGGCCCAGAGGGCTGGAGCAGAGAACGAGCAGACTGATGAATGAACCTCAAATACGAGCAGATGAGCCAGAGGGCGTTGGTCTCCAAGTGCTATGATTTGGAAGAGGAGTTGCAACGCGTCAGGGGTGGACTGTCTGATTCGATGTCCCGGAATGCGGAGTTGCGTTACAGCAACACCAGGCTGATACGTGTTCAGAAAAAGAAGAAGGGCGTCATTGATGCCAAGAGTAAAAAGATTATCGCGAAATCAGCTTGGAATTCCGTTCTGTCCAATTTCATCGCATTGGGTATAGCCATCCCAGCCTCGCTGAATGACGGGTCCTTCACGCCCTACCTCCTGTTGTCAGGAGTGGTGAGTGCGGTGCTGATCCCCCTTCAGACATATATATCAAAGCGGAATGAGGAAATCTGATGCCCAAATTTGGCACCGCCTCACTGCGTAGGCTGAGTGAGTGTGATGACCGTATTCAGCTAGTGTTGAATGAGGTCGTAAAGGTTTTCGACTGTGCAGTTCTAACTGGATACCGGGACGAGGAAACACAGAATGAGCTTTTTAGAACGGGCCGTTCGCACGTTCAGTGGCCTGACAGCAGGCATAATCAGTCACCCTCTCTGGCCGTGGATGTGGTCCCGTATCCTATCGATTGGACTGACAGAGAGCGTTTTAATTATTTTGCTGGTTACGTTATGGGCGTTGCTGATCAGCATGGCGTCATTCTGAGATGGGGTGGAGATTGGAATAGGGATTGGAAAGTAAGGGATAATAATTTTGATGACCTACCTCATTACGAGTTGATCGAATCGTAGATCCTACCTAGCAGTTCATCCATAAGCAGTGTCTCATTTTCTGCCGTTGTCCTCCACCCCTCTATAAACTGTTCTCTGGTGGTATCTATCTCTGGCGGCGGACCCTCCAGTTCATCAAGTCTCTTTGTCCACTTGGCAGCCTTACTGGATATCTCTTCCAGGGAAGCAGTGTCTGCCCACTTAAGTGCTTGCATCCAGGCATCGTTGCTAAGTTGATTGCTATCTACTGCTCTCTGTAGCACGCTTGAAAAACTCTGCTTCACTTGCGTCTTGATAAACTTCTCGTACGCTCCTGACATCGTATTGTCCTTCCGTCTGTAAGACCACTTCCAAGTCCGATTCCAAGGCATAAACCACAAGCACCCCCCAATCCACGCACCCAAAGATCGGGCGTTTAAGGTCAGCGTCCGTGACCACACAATATACCGGAGAAGACGCCCTAGCTTTCGCATCCTGGGGTTTCATCTCTCCAGTAACCGCCGGGAAAGCGGTGCGGCGTATCGTGCCCGATCCGGTGGCGTTTGTTTATAGTCGCCAGCCCCACGCAACGACTCTTATTTGTGGGTTGGCTCCGCATTAACGGTTACGGGATTTCCGAAACCGCTAACTGTTGCTCCCCCACAACAAGCGGAGCCAACCCTTACTGGGAGCAAGATTCCCCCCTTCTTGCCCCCGTGTCACATCCTCCCATTAGCCTTTCGGCGGGAGACGCAACACAAAATAAAAACCCTAGCCGTTCTTTCTAACTGTGCGGCCAGAAAGGGAACCCATGGAGGTATGTCGGCTAGGGCTTAAAACCTATATCCTCGCACGTGTCTCCCAATTATACAGCCGCACGATAGACAAGATAGGCCACGGGTCAGCCCTCGTCAAGAATTTTATTTGGCACAAGTGTCAGCCTGCGGTATCGAACGCTACCTTTTAACGCAGACACCCTCCAATGCAGCTGCATCTTAATGTCTTCAGGCACAGCCTGCCACCTCTTCCGGGCATGTTCGTATACCAGCCCCGACAAGTGTCGCCGTTTATTTAAGATGTCCTTGGGGATTGTGCCTACCCTGTCTATTCGGTTGAATCTGTACTCCTTGTGGAGTGCGTCGAGTTCCTCTCTGTATTTCCTGTATTCCTCTTCCATCGTCTGTCCTTGTTAGGAATGTCTTTGGCTACGGTTGTCCCGCACAGAAGCTGTGCCCTGTATACCAGGGGGGCCAGGAACTTGTCGATCTCGCTGATCATACTTCCTCCAGTAGTATGGTGACCTTGCCAGAGGATGGCTTGGCCTTCTCCCATCCGTATGTTCTGGTCAGGTTGGTGGGTGCGTCATCCTCCAGGATATCCAACTTAACGAGGGCATCGATGATCTCCTTGAAGGAGTAGGCGAGGTTCTCAAAGTCAGGCTCCCTGGCTGAGTGCCGCGTGAAGGTGCCTGTCGCCCGTTTTAAGGGACGATCGGGCTTCTTCCCCTGCATCTCTGCCCACACGCGCTTGTGCCAGTATTCAGCCTCTCTGTGGCCCACGCTCCAGTGTCTCCCCCGTGTGTGGGAGGTGTTCATCTTCGGGAGCTTACCCTTCAGTTCTAATTGCAGCTTATACATACCCCGCCTTTTCCAAGTGGTCAGATAGGGCGCAGTCGCCCACGATCTCCAACAGAGTTTCTATGGTTGCCTCGTCAGTGTTGACCCCGGCGTGTGCCTGTTGGTGGCAATCATAGTGCACCTTGATCATCCTGAAGTCTACGTGTATGCGCTCATGGCTCTTGCAGTTTTTCCTCCACTGCTTCCCGAATGTGTGGTGACCCTCAATCCTGTCGCCCCGCACAAACTTGATGCCGCACATATCGCACGTGTCACGCTCCGGTGCCAACACCTTGTCCCGATACCACGCATCTTGAACGAACCGCTTGTTACGTTTCACATCAGAACCGTTCTTCTGGCGGGAGGTTATTGAACTCCTCCGTGAACTCACGCAACATCGTCCGCACAACCTTGGATATAACCAGGTCCCGCTCCTCACACACCCGCTTGAAATCCCGGATGACCGTATCGCCTGACAACTCCAAGAGGTACAGGCGCGGCAGCTTGTTCTCGCCATACGGCTTCCGGTTTTTCTCCATGGCTTGGCTTGTTTTCTTAATTGTTTCTTTGTATGTCTCAACAACAAAGTCTCTGTAAGCCACTGTGCCGCAGTCCTTTATGGTAAAACCCCCACCGCCCCACCCCAGAACAGGGCGGCGGGGGCGGAGGGCAGAGGGTGAGCCATCCCCCTGCCTATTTGAGTTGGTCAATGGCCTTGGACACGTCCTGTTTCGATGGGTTAGGTCCAAGACCCTGCATAAACTTGTCCCGCTCTGCCTCAGATTTTGAGGACAGGAGCTTTCTCAGGTAGTTCATCTGCTTCTCTGATGGGGGGGTATGCCCCTGTTCCCCACCGGAATCTGTTACCCACGCCGGGGGTTCCTGTTGTGGTTGCTCCTGTGGCGGTGGAGGTGCATCGTCATACAGGTATCGGGCAATGCCCCACTTTACTCCCGCTCTCTTGAAGGCGTCTGAAAGCGCACCCTTCTCCGCTTCTATCGTTGTCTCCGGTGCGCCGTCTGCCTTCCACGCCCACTCCCCGTCCACCTTAAGTCCGATCTCGCAGACGGTAACACCGTTGACGCAGGTATACCTGTTCTGCCAGAAAGCCTGACCGACGACCTCGTCCAGCCTGTCGGCCACGTCTCGCGCATCGATGTAGGCGAGTTGCTTACCGCCCGGACCCTGACGATACTTCACCTTCTCAATCGGGAACGGATCTTTCAACTTGTCCAGGTAATACCTCTCCGCTACTTCTCTTTCCTCGTCCATCTTTGTCCTCCCCTATTTATCCGAATGGGAGGCGATGGCTTTGCCCCCCAATGAGACAACTCTTCGTTTGCTTCATTCCACCCTGAGTGCCATGAACTAGCGGCCATCCCCGGTTTGTAAGGGCAGCTGCTCTTGGGTTCCCCATTCGTTCTAGCTTTTCTTCCCGCAACCTTTGGTTTCATCACTCCCCTCCGGGTTGCCCTCCCCTATGTCCGATACGATGATAGCATCACCATCGTACCGGACGCTGAATGGAATCCTGTCACGCACCAACTCCACCAAGAAGCTTGTGCTACGTTCGACGCTGATCCTCACTTGTCCTCCTATTCATCTGCGTGAAAGGGGTCTGAGTCTAGCTCCCTAAGTGAAGGAACGTCAGCCCCGCCGTGGTTCACCCACTTGGTGTAGAACAGTTGACCGCACCTGTCGCACTCGCATATATCTTCGCCATCCCTGTCTTGCATCGCTGGCTTGATGTATCCCCAGCACCGTTCATAATGAGCCTTACCTATAGTCCGCCATCCCCGCTCGTCATTGTGACAGGGTCCATGTTCCACTATATCTCCTTCCTCTCCTTTTCAACCTGTTCCCAGGTGGATATGTGCCCGTTTGAGCACCTAAATTCAAAGAGCGGATCGTCGCTCCCGGCTACCATCACCTTGGATAGTAGCTGATACCTGTCACAGTGTGGGCATGGCCTCATCTGCGACAACCAGACCTCATGCTTGCAGTTGCCCTTCCCGTAGGTCGAGGCGGGGCAGTCGCACTGGAAGTTTGAGATCGTGTAAGTGTTTCCGTTATTGGGGTTGTGGAATGTAGCTTCTCCATCACCCGCAGGGCTGATATGATAGCCTTTCCGTAGGGCTGTAGAGAGACTCGATTCTGTGTCGAAGACATCGTTCATCTCAGCCTGTATGAGGCGTATCGTGAACGCCCCTTCTTGACGTACACTGTCTCAATATCCATCCCCTCCCGCCGCAGATCCTTTATCCTGGCGGCAAGCCGGGAGCATCCAAACCACTGCAAGGCATCCAGTGGGGTGATGGTCTGCCTCAATTCCAGGGCGTCCTTGATCCTCTGCTTCTGTGACCTTATTCCCATGAGTCTGTCCCTCCCGTGTATCCCCGGCTACGGTTCCATGTCATATCCCCGTGCGGATTGTCTACTGGATGAAACGCCCTGCGGCGCATCCGCTCTCGACGCTCTTGCTTCTCTGTCTTCGCCACTACCGTGGCCGTAGTGTGTATCTGTGCCAGAAGGTGCGGGTCGTCAGAAGTCTCGATGACCGACAGCATGAGATCCCTCGCCTGTGATAGGGTGAGGGAGCCAACCGCCTCAACTGTGCTCCGCCTCATGTCTTCGCTGATCTGTATCTGTTCCATCTGTTCCATGTCCTTCCTCCTAGTGCCGTGATTATGTCTGCCCTGTCCGCAGACTTATGACCTAGCTTTCTCCTTAAGCGTCCTAATCGCTGCGCGGAAAGCATCCTCCAATCCCTTCTCCGCGCATTGGGTGCAGATGTCAATCTTCTGGGGTTCGTAATACTCCCCAGTGGGAAGGGTGAAGTAGTAGCTCATCTTCATCGGCGATCCAGCCACTTCAAACGTCGAGCCGTCCCCCTCCTCCTCCAGATAGGTAGACCGCTCTTGCATGATGGGCCTGTCAACGTCTGCAACCATCTTACAGACGTCGCACTGCGTCACTTGGCTCATGCTTCCTCCTTGAAAAGTTCGCCCTGTGTAGGGCGTTCCTCACAGAATATCCCGCACTCTATGTCCATCGATTTCATAGGCTTCCCTATGTCGGTTGGCTGTAGCTCGTCCAAGAACCTCCTCTCTCCACTGACGCGGACCAACCTAGCACCCAAGGACCGTGACTGCGTAGCCCGTTCCTGAAAAACTTCTGGGTGTATTGTCCTGACATGGTTCCAGTACGTGGGGGATGTGGCCTTGACACACCCAATACAGTTCGCGTTGGGGTAGCCTTGGTGATATACGCGAGGCAGAGTAAGCCCCGCACGGGTTAGTAAACGGAAGCAGTCGTCCTTGGTCAGGCCCTCGTCAATCAAGACAGGCAAGGTGTTCTCTCTCTCACCCAAGACAAAGCGGTCGTATCGTGACCGCTCGTTGGCCGTGAAGCCTAGCACATGCCAATCTGGTTTGTGTGCTAGTTCCCACTCGCGCCGTGCTTCCTTTTTCAGTTCGACAGTGCAAGGTGCCCCCGCCACGCCGCTCATGTAACTCCGCTTGTCCCATACATCCACCGCAGATGTCGATGGATACCTAGGGTTCGTGGCTGTTTCTATGGGCACCCCTAGCCACTGCTCTACATCTTTGAGGAAGCGTTGGTTGTCGGCGTCCTCTTCGGCCACGGGATTGTTGACAACCCGCACCTCGCAGTCTGGGTATCGCGTCAAGGTTTTCTGTGCGGCAACTGCGCTTGCGGCTCCACAGGAAAACCAGACGACGATTAGGTCATTGGTCTTTGGTTCCAACGATAACCCCCTGCTCCTTAAGGAACCTGTCGATTAGGGCGCGAAGGATCTGCTGTTTGTTGAGGCTATTCTCGTTGCAGAACTCCCAGAACTGCCACCCCGTATTGAAGGTAGCGATCGGTTTCTTGGGCCTGCCATTCTTCTTGAACCTAAACTGATCCAGATCCATCTCTTGTCCCTCCTCTGTGTGGCGACCTAGTCGAACGTCCTCGTCCAGGTCGTTGTCTGTGTGGCCTAGTGCTCCATACTGCATGTCTACCCCCATTGTGTCGCCATAGCTTGTGCTATGCCGGTGTATGTTTTGCTTCTCTCTTTCCCTCTGTCCTCAGATGGACCCATCTTCCAGATCTTTTGCTCCCTCCCTTCGACTATGTGTGTTGGGATCAGCAGGGGAAGGTTGTGCAACCACAGCCCTGTCTTCTTGGTTTCTCCGTGTCCAAACTGCCACGGCTGTATATACTGGCTGGCTTTTCTGATCCGTGTGCTGATAATGCTGACCGGATTTTCCAGTGCCCACGCCTGACTGTGTGTATCCATGGCGTCCATAATGTCCCTAACGAAAGCCAGTGCCGCCTTCTGTTCTGGGATCTTATCCTTAAACCATCTCGCCCCTGACACGGCCAGATGTGTGCAGGGCGGGTGGGCAATCACCAAGTCCCACGCCCTACTCGGTATGACCTCAAGGGCGTCAGCCTGTATGTGGTAGTCCGACGATCTGTCGGACGGGAGCAAGTCACAAGACCAAGCGTCATGCCCCCTGTCACGAAAGGCGTTCCTCACTGCTCCGCTTGTCTCGCATGCCACAAGAACGTCCATGTAATTCACCTCCTTCCCTCTGTAAGTTTACGTCAGCTTACGTCAGTGCTCAAGAGAAAAGATTTCCTACTAGCCCGTGACAAACCTGTATATGTGGGGTTTGTCACACGGCCTCCTTCGTTACCCAAATCCAGATGTTGTGTCCTGAGTATGCGTCCCCGCACCTATACCCCAGGAACGATTCGTACAGGGACGATTTCCCGCTGGTGGAGTCCCACCGTAGCGTCAAGGCCCGTCCCTTTTTCCCAAACTCCCGCCGCGCAAGCCTACTAGCGAACGTCTGCACAACATCTAACTCGTCGGCTGCGGTAGGATCATCGACCTCGATAGCCCTGTTGTTGTGGTCGGTCGTATATTTATACGTCACCTCCCGCCCTCCTTCGGGATGTGTTGCGCAACATTGAGCAGTACTTCCTTCACCTCTCTCTCTAGGTAATTAGGGAGCGACGACACCCCATCGTCGCGTGTATACGTGACGATGTCCCAACTCTCCTGTATTCCTCTTCCATCGTCAGTATTGCATTCCGCGTAAATTTTCCACGTAGTATTTTTCGCCGATATTTCCAGTGTCGCGCTGATAATATTCATTTCCCGCCCTCCCCTCTCGCCGAAGCGTAGTCCTGGGCATTGGGCCGATCCCAATCGCCGTCCACCCACTGGGCCGGTCCCGACACTAGGACGGGAGCGTCCCCGCTGGCGATCTGCTCGTCCGTAGATCCAGCTGGGTGCAGCGACCAGCCCCCGTCACCACAGTCGGATCGGCATAGGACGAGGTCTGCGTCGTGCTCAGTTACATGTGTCATCGTGACCTCCTATCGGGGAGGTCGAGAATTGATCCGTAGTTACTGAACGCCTCTAGGTAGGCTTCTGCTTCCTCGTAGCTTGGGAATGTGTGGGGGGCGGCGGGTCGCCACGCGTCCCCCTTGTATCCGTGTCCATCGTCCCACGTGCGTCTCACCTCCACCGCCCACTGGTTGGTTGGCATCCCCCTAAAGAAGAACTTCCTTATCCGTGTCTCATGATCGGTGATCAGATCCTTTGGCATGTTATGCCTCCTTCAGGTTGTCGATGACACGCCTGATCTTCTGCACTTGTCCCTCAAGTGACAGACGTGCCCTATGGATCGCTGTTTCCCTAGTCGTGTAGTGTGACTGACCGCAGCGAGAACACCTCTTACCCGTGGTCACGGGAAACTCCTCCAAGGCATCCCGCAGCCATATTTCCGCCTCCTCGACACACTCTATTGCTTTCTGAACGCTCATCCGAATGCCCCCTTGTTATACCTCCGTTATGGCCTGTATTATGTGCTCACCTATTGCGTATAGGTGTCGCTGTTGCCCCCCGGCGAGTAACTCCCACACGTACGCTTGCTTTCCCTCCTCCGCCATAACCTCCTCTACGTATGAGTCGGCATCCGATGCGTTAAGGAGCCATTGCTTGAGATCGTGCGTGTAGGTGTCGGCCTCCAACTCGTAGAGTGCATCGTAGATATCTTCGCCATCATACCCTGCCAGATGATCTACCACACGTTGACACATGGCGTACACCGTGTCGCAGGGCATTGACCCCATATGAGCCGACCGGATAGCGTTCGCCATCCAATCAGGCGAGCCGTCCCTAAGAACGACATACTCGCTTCCATCTGTTCGCGCTTTCCTTTCAAACGCCTGCGAAAACGCCCTTACCTTTTCAGAAAACCCCATCTTGTCCCCCTTTAAAGCGTGTCTGTTTCTCTTAGTGTGCAGGTAACAAACCCGTAGTCGTCTTCGATAAGGTGGATACGCTTAGACCCGAATGGGCTCCGTATTGCCCTTGTGAAGTGTGGGCCTTTGTTCCATTCCTCCACGTATGCGTCGACTTGTGAGTCAGTGTACCTGCCTCGTTTCCAAGCGTTTTCGACTTCGTTAATACTTAGCTTCGACATCTCTTTCTGGATCATATCCTCCGTCATTGGTCGTCCCCCTCTCTGTGTACTGGCTCTGCGCCCGACCCTCGACAAACGCACCGCGTCCCACGGCACTGCGATTCATACAGGTAGTCGGAAACACTAGACCACTTAGACATGTCGGCATACTGGAACTGGCCGATCACTCGGTCATCCTTCACCGCTTTGTGCCGCCATTTGAACCGTCCGCTGTTCACGGCGTGGTAGGATAGCCAAACTTCTTGGCCCTCCTCCAACTGGCGGAAGTCCTCTAGGCTCATCGGCCTCATTGGTCGTCCTCCTATTTATTCGGTTTAGCCCACACCAGCAGCAGGCACGTGACAATTATGACTTCCCAGAACACTAACCCACCTCCCTGTTAACCGTCCTCTTGTCCCCGTGTATGGTGAAACGTTCAAGGAACGCCGCGTAGCAGTCTGTTCCGCTCACGTGCGAGTATTCGTTGACCGTGTCCACTATTCCCGATGTTGGGTAAACGCGCTCCAGCCGCTCCAGATTCGGCCCCAAGGCACCCAGCGTAAACGTCGCGGTATAAGAACCCAAAACCCCCAGGTCACCGTTCTCCCTGTACCCTTCCGCGTCTATGTCGATCGTAAATGTTCGCCCCGATCGTGTCGCTTTCGTCACTTTACGTACCATGTGATTCACCTCCTTTCTTGGTTTGTCGTGCGTCAGGTTGCGCTTCGAGCATACACGACTATCGCTCACCTTGACCGTTCTGGTCGTCCGTCTTGGTCGTCCTCCCTGATAGCTCCCGGCCGGGAGAACAGGGCACAAAAAAAACGGCTAGGACAAAGTCCCAACCGTTTCGGCTGAATAACGAGACGCAAGGCACTTACTTTTTATTGATTTCTGTTTTCAGCTTTTTCTTGTCGCTATCCGACAAGAGAGAAACAACCTTCACTGCCATTTCATATGTTGCCTTGTCAAGATGCTTAATAGCCTCCGTTGCTACATCCTCCACCGAAACATCCTTGCCGACAACTTGCCCTGCTGCATCATCCTTATTGCCCTTGGACGTTTTCGCGGTCGGCGGGAAATAGTCCTTCACGATTTCTGCCATCTCTTTCGCATCCGATGCGTCAACTTCGGCTATCTCTGCGAACATCTCCAAGGCGAGTGCCTTGTCCTTTCGGTAACACTGGATAGCCTTCTTTGCTGCGTTTTTGAGTATCCAATCGTTTCGGCCACATAATTCCAAAACGCCGTCAAGACTGAAAGCCATCCGATACACCGTGACCTTGTCGTCATCGGTCACGATAGATTGACCAAACAAGGCTTTAGCTCGTAGGGCATCCTGTTTGACAGCATCCTCTGTGCGCCCGGTGTTTTTCGCTAGATACCGGAAGAATGACCGTTCGCTTCGGAAGCCATCCTTGAGGGCCGTTCCCTTAACGAACTCAGGACTCCTGCAGAAAGGCACCTTGTCCGATGTCGGCTTAACCGATTCCCACAAACCTGCTAGGAACAAAGCCGCTGCCCGATACGACAGGGCACCGGAGGCATCCACCACCCTACCGGCATCGAGTAGGCCATCCAGCGTCTTAGGCGTCTCCGCTACGGGAAGCGCCGTCTTTGCTGTCCACTGCGTTACATTCGCGTTAGGCATCTCATCTCCTTTGGGTTCACTGAACCCAATATTGGTGTGAGGTGCCCGCGTCTCGTTATTCAGTTGTCAAGGAACGTGATACACAACAATATACACTATCCATCATATGATGTCAACTACTTTTTTACGTATGACGCAAGAAAAGATGGAATAGGTTAGTATTCCCCTTTGGAATAGGACACGGTGGCTAAGTAAGTAAGTGCTAACTTACATCCGATCCGCAAGTTAGTAAGTGCTAACTTACCATCTGTCACGTGACCTAAGTTAGTAAGTGCTTACTTACCGGGGACCCGGAAGACAGAAGATCACGAACCGAACCGGCGACCCCGATTCCTAAAACCTGACCCTTCCAGAAATCGCAGCAAATTCTCATTTCGGTTAGCAAGTCTTGTTCCGAACACTCTAAGGTGTGTATTTGCTGGTAGTTAGGTGTGGTGTTCGTTGGTGTTTTGGTGTTTGGGTGTTGTTTACGAACACTGTGTATGTACGAGGATGGGTGTGTTTTGTGGGTTGGTTTTCGTATAGCGGGACACGGTTTTGTATTTTTGGGGGGGTGGGGGTGTCCCGTTATGGTATGCGGGCTACGTTGGGAGCGTAGTGGGGGTAGGGTTGTGCTGGTTCTTGGACACCAAGTAAAGACAAGGGGTTACGTCGTGATGACGTAGTCCCTTTTCATTGTTCAGTTCCCGGCTGTGCCACTTTTGAGCCAACC